CTGTTTTAACTGAATCATTAAAACAGTTAGACGCTGAAGGGTATCGCGACGCGATAAAAGAGGAAGGATTAAGAATTCGCCTTGCTGAAAAGCGGTCGAATAAGGGTCGTAAATATTTCAGTGTGGAGTTTGACCCGGAGGATTAAAAATCCTCCTTTTATTTTTAAAATGGAGGTGAGATAATGGGAGTTTGTCACGATTTACGAAAAAGCGAATACGTTGTGACGAAATACGGATTTATTTTTTATTTTTCGTCAGAATTTTATTCCGGGAAATTTACTGAACGTGTTGAAGATTTTATTAATGAAATGACGCGAAAATTTATGATTAAAAATCGTGTGTTTTTAGCGTCAACGCGGCATAATTTAGCGCGTTATTTTGCAGTTGTATTTTACAAACAGATTGAAAAACGGGGGTTTTTGGTAACGGATGTTGAAACGGGGTTAACGCTTAACGATGTGAACGCAAATATTTGGGATATATAATGAAAGAGAGTTAAAGATGATGATTTTAAATGGTTTGGAAATATTGATAATTATGTTTTTATCATTGGCAATACATTATTTATTAATTGAAGGATTGGCGCAAATTGTAAAATTAATAAAAGGGATGTGTAATAATGCACGCTATACGGTGGAATAGAAAAGATAGAGCGCGACTGGGAATGGCAGTCGCGCGATTTAACAAGATAGCCGAAAAACATGGGTTACAAACATATAATTATGCAGATGTTAAAGAAAAAATACTAAGCCGCAAAGAATTCGAAAGAAAAATAAAAATAATTAAATCACTAACAGAGGAAAACGCGAGCACATACGAAGAGGATGTACGAAAGCGAGAAAAGAAATTAGCCGAGCGAACATTAAAACGGTTAATGAAAAAAGCTGATAAAGGTGATTTTATGATTAAAAGTGAATACGGAATTTTAGAGGGTGAATTATCAAACATAAGAAATTTAAATAAATTGTCACCCTCATTTAGAGCGAAAAAGATTGAACGAATTTCAGAGTTAGCGCGAGCGGATTATGAAATGTTGGTGAGTGATAATTATCGTAATTGGTATATGAAATCATTAGAAGATTATTATTCGGAATTTGACGGGTATGAAGATTTAATGAAAAAATTAAAAAATATTCAAAACCCGCAAAATTTTTATAATCGAATACGAAGTAATGAAAACGCGGCAGATATTTTTTACATGAGGTATAACAGGGCGACGCAAGAATTTTTTAATAAAATCCTGGAGGCGTGGGGGTTAAACACGGATGAGAGAGAATACGAGGACGAAGGCGAGGTATTCGGCTGATTTCGAAACGGTGACGTGGTTAGAAAATAAAACGGAAATTTGGTGTTGGGCGGTTTGTGAAATCGGAAATGAAAATAATACGTGTTGGGGAACAGATATGGAATCGTTTATTGATTGGTGTAAACACACGAATAACGGGATTGTGTATTTTCATAATTTGAAATTTGACGGTGAATTTATATTATATTATTTATTGACTCACGGTTTTAAGTGCAACAATGGAAACAAGGGAAATGAATCAAACACATTTAAAACATTAATTTCTGATATGGGTGTATTTTTTGAAATTAAAATTTATTTTACTAAAACGCGACATATTACTATATATGATTCATTTAAATTGATTCCGACAAAGGTTGAAAAAATACCGAAGGGGTTTGGGTTAGATATAAAAAAATTGGAATTAGATTATAACAAAGTGCGTGAGCCGGGCCATATACCGACAGTGGACGAACTGGATTATATTTTAAACGATGTCAAAATTCCGGCGATGGCGTTAAGTAAGTTATTTGAAATTAATTTGACTAAAATGACATTAGCAGGGAACGCAATGACGCAATATCGAGAGGGTATCGGGCGGCGAACATTTGAACATTTTTATCCGGTTCTGAAATACGAAATCGACCAAGAAATCCGAAGGGCGTATCGTGGGGGTTTTACGTATTTAAACCCGATATATGTGAATAAACGTGTTGGTAGTGGGTGTGTGTTGGATGTTAATAGTTTATATCCATCAGTATTATATAAAAATAAATTACCTATATGTACACCAAAGTTTTTTAATGGTAAATATATCCCTGACCCAATATATGATTTATACGTGCAAACAATATCGTGTATGTTTGAATTAAAACCCGGAAAGATTCCAACGATTCAAATTAAGGACGACCCACGATTTCGACCAACGGATTATTTAGAAAATAGCAATGGATGTACTGTTGTTTTAACACTAACGAATATTGATTTAAAATTGTTTTTTGAAAATTATAAAGTTGAGGGGTTACGATATTTAAACGGGTTTAAATTTCGTAGTATTGAGGGATTATTTCAAAAATATATTGATAAGTGGATGGGATTAAAAACAGAATCCAAAAAGAATGACAATAAAGCATTTTACACCATTTCGAAATTAATGTTAAATTCATTATACGGAAAATTTGGGTTAAATCCTAAATGCGTATCAAAAACACCGTATTTAGACGAAGGAATTGTAAAATATAAAAATGATGATGAGGAAATCCGGGACGGAATTTATATTCCGATGGCGGTGTTTGTTACGGCGTACGCGAGGGAAAAAACAATACGAACATCGCAGGCGATAAGGGATTACAGTTTTAAAAAATACGGAGTAGATAAATATCTGTATAGTGATACGGATAGTTGTCACACAACGTTGACGGGGGAAGAGTTGTCAACGATATGTGATATTGATGATTATAGATTAGGTGCGTGGAAAAAGGAAAACGAATTCCGTCGAGCGAAATTTGTTAGGGCTAAAACGTATGTTGAGGAAATATGGAACGATGACAAAACCGAATACAATTTAAAAATTACGTGTGCGGGTTTGCCGGAAAATTGTTATAACCAAGTCACATTTGATAATTTTGAGGACGGTTTACGGGTCACGGGAAAATTAGTATATAAACACGTTATCGGCGGGGTGAAATTGGTTGAATCACCGTTTACGATTAATGAATCGAATATTATTGCACGTTTTCGCTGGTAATGATATAATTAGAATAGGGGAATTTTAAATGGGATTAACTAAAAGGAGTGGAGAATATGGATATTATTGGGGGAATGACCTACAAACGTCGAACGCGTTGTCAATGGATAAAATGGAACTCAACGCAGAATATATATTACAAGGATTAGGCAACAAAGGTTATACCAAAAACGCAATTTGCGGAATGTTGGGGAATATGCAGTCTGAATCAACAATTAATCCGGGCCGATGGGAAGGCGACCGGGTGGAATGGTCGGGGCATGGGTATGGTTTAGTACAATGGACACCATACACTAAATATTTTAATTGGTGTGGGTCGGACGACCCGTCGACAATGGATAATAATTTAGCACGGATTATATGGGAAGTGGAAAACGGTGAACAGTGGATTAAAACTAACGCATACCCATTAACATTTTACGAATTTGTAACATCGACGGCGTCGCCGGAATATTTAGCGATGGCGTTTTTAACAAATTATGAGCGACCGGCAGACCCTAACCAACCGGCAAGAGCGACACAGGCGCGGGCGTGGTGGGATTATTTTGAACATAGTGAACCGCAACCCGTGCCGGAAATACGCGTGCAGAATACGCGCAAATGGTTATATGCGAGTGCATATCGAATCAATATTATTAAAAGGGGGTGAAAGTATGAAACGCGAGGAACACACCGAAAAAATTATGAAAATTAAGGAACGAACGCACGAAATGGACGACGGAACAATTACATCGTTGTTGTCGGAATTGTCGGATGATTACGCAACATTACTCACGCAAATGGACGAAACGAATTTACGTAATGAAAAATTAACGAAAGATAATGACAGTTTACGCGACGCAAACATGCGGTTATTTTTGAAAGTCGAAGGCGCAGACGAAAAAGCGTCGCAACCGGAAACGTCTGAATCAGACGACCCGAAAAGTTATGAAAATTTATTTGACGAGAATGGAGAGTTGAAATAATATGGCAGATATGGTAGGAGTATTAAACACAATATGGGAAAACGCGTCACCCACGTATAAAGCACGCGTGCCAAAAGCAACACAAGACAACATCGCAGAGGTCGGAAACCCGATTTTAAAATATTCAACGGTACAAAATGAATTTATAACCGAATTAATGGATAGAATCGCGTTAACAATGGTAACGTCTAAAATTGCACGTAATCCATTAAGAACATTAAAAAAGGGTTCTATTCCTTTGGGGCAAGATATCCAAGACATTTTTATTAATATGGCAAAAGGTGAGGCGTTCGATAAAGACAGCACGGATTTGCTTAAAAACGCGCCTTCAGATGTCAAAGCCGCGTATTATAGACGTAATCGTCGCGATAAATATTCGGTGTCGATTTCTTATGATATGTTACGTTCGGCGTTCGTCAGCTATAAGGATTTGGAAAAAATGTTGACGGGTCTCGTAAATTCACTTTATTCCGGGGACGAACAAGACGAATTTTTGTATATGAAAAATTTAGTTACCGACGCAGTGAAACGCGGTATTGTTAAATGTGAAAAAGTCACCGAACCGACGGACGAGGCAAGCGGAAAACAATTTGTTAAAAAATTACGCACGTTTGCAAACTGGTTTAAATTCCCGTCATCGCGTTATAATATGTATAAAACTTACGCAGAACAAGAGGGAATCGCAAATCCCACCGACGTTATAACGTGGGCGCCGATGTCATCCCTTGTACTGCTAATTAAAACGGAAATTTTAGCAAATAACGACGTTGACGTATTGGCAAGTGCATTCAATATGTCAAAAGCGGAATTTTTAGGTCGTGTTATCGACGTAGACCATTTTGACGACGCCGGCGAAATTCAGTGTATTTTATGTGACGAGGCGTTTTTTCAAGTATGGGATAATTTGTCAACGATGGGGACATTCCAGAACGATGACACACTAACACGCAAATATATTTTGCATAGGTGGGAAACGCTTGCTGTGTCACCGTTTGCGAACGCCGTATGTTTTGTGACAAAAGACATTCCCCCGACCAAAATTAACGCCGACGATATAACCGTTACAGCCGGCGAAACCGCAACAATACAGTTGAAATTTGAACCGGATAACGGTGTTGTTGATAAGACAGTGACATATGAATCAGGAAATACATCGTATGCAACCGTCAGCGACGCAGGTGTTGTCACAGGTGTCGCCGAAGGCGAAACAACAATAACAATTACATCCGGGGCGACCTATCCGGACGGTGTAACACCCGCAACAAAAACGATTAATGTTACGGTCGAGGCAGGCGAATAAGGGGTGATTTTATGTCAGTAATTCCACCCACACCAACCGATGGCGAAATATGGTTATTAAATATTCCGTGGGATTCCGGTTATAAAAACGTGGTGGATTTTAAATCACCTACCGAACGACACGAATATATGATGGGGCAAGTTATATCATCAAAACGTGACATCCCGCAAACGTTATCATATAATGATTGTCAATATTCACGCCGGGACGGGGTGTTAAAAGTCCCGGTTGAAATTGATGAGTTATACGATTGTAATTATTTAATGTTTAAAAATCCGTATTATAGTAATAAATGGTTTTATTGTTTTGTTATCGGTCAACGATACGTAAATGATAATTGCACCGAATTACGAATTAAAACCGATGTATATTCTACCTGGATTGACGACGCCGAAATTAAATCGGCGTTCGTCGAACGGGAACACGTTAACGATGACGAACCCGGTCACAATTTAATTCCGGAAGGTTTGGAAACAGGCGAATTTATAGTCACGCAAACACATATTCCATCATCTAAAATAACAGGAAATAACACATCTTTTAACCCTTTAGACCCAGTTGTATGTTTGGCGTTTAAGGGCACACAACTTAAACAAAATGGTGACGTGACGCCCATTCCGGATGATTATCGTTATTCGTCATCATATAACGGGATTCCAACGTGTGTTCCGTTTTTGGTTAGTGATAACGCACATATTGGAGCATTGGTTAAAATTATCAATGACGCCGGTGATGGTGATAAAATATTCACCGTTTTTTCAGTACCAAAAATCGCGGTCGCGAATATTTACTGCACCACAACGGCAACAACCACATTAAATAGAGATAATTATTTGTTTTTGAGCAAAAATTTTAAACAAACCAAATTGGAAATTTTGCGAATTCCAAAACCAACCCGCAACGGAAATTATGAGCCGAGAAATAAAAAATTGCTATCGTATCCGTATTGTTATTTAGGTTTTACAGCACCGAACGGCACGCCTCATATTTATAAATATGAAAATTTTAACACTCAGCCGATTACATTTAATGCAATTTGTGAAATTAATCCTAACCCGTCATTAGTTATATTGCCAAACAACTATTTAATCAGCGGGGATAATTTGTTGGAATCCGTAACCGTCACGGGATATCCGAATATATCATATTTAAATGATTATTATAATACCTGGATGGCGCAGAATTCACAGATTGTCAATTTGTCAATCGAACGGGAACAATTTAATTACGACCAGGCCCAGGCGCGAAACAGTATCGCACAAAATCGCGAAATGACCGGGGCGATGACAAATATGATTTCGGCAACGGTCGGAGGTACAGCCGCGGCGATGACAGGCAATGTTCCGGGCGCAGTAGGAAACGCAACAAACAGTATCAACAGCGCGTTAAATACAGCGTATAATATGCAAGAATTGGCACTGGACGCGACCGCAAACGCCGCAAATTATCAATATGACATTCGAGCAATTAATGCACAAGTCGAAAAACAAAAAATGCTACCGGACACCGTGGCACTATCATCATCAAACGCCACATTGTTAGGATACGAATTATTTTCATCGGCTTGTTTTGCTGAATTCGGTTTAAAAGAGGAATACGCGAAAAAAATTGACGATTATTTTGATATGTTTGGTTATCAAGTCAACGCGTTAAAAATTCCGAATTTAACGGGGAGGCAATTCTGGAATTACGTGAAAACGACCACTATCAATATTAGCGGTAAAAAAGAAAATCCATACGGCACAATTCCGGCGAAAATCCCAACACCCGATTTAAATGAATTAAAATCAATATTCAATAACGGTGTCACTATCTGGCACTATCCGGACGAAATTTATAACTATAACGCAAATAATAGCATAATAGAGGGGTGAAGTTATGAAACAAAAATTCGAAATATCGGCAATAAATAATAATCAGACGTTTAATGATTGGTTATTTCGAATTAAAAAATTAGCTAACGCCCGATTTAAATGGAATAATATTCCGGACACCTGGAATAAAGGTTTTTTGGAAAACATTTTATATTATCACGGTATGGCGGGCGTTACGTATTCCGACGAATTCGGCTTTATTGTATCGCGTGTTACACCGTACGGCGATTTAAATATTTATGATTTACCGTCCAGGTGTGTATGTTATAGCCACGCTCTGAACGACGAAAAAAATATACGCGTCGTATATAGCGGAATAAATGACACCAAACACCAACGCGGTATGGTATTAATACAAAATAATTATGATTTAGTACCAACGTTCCCGACAATACAGTTATTCGCACATCGTTTGTACGAAATTGACCGCACTATTGACGTTAATTTAAAACAACAAAAAACGCCGATGGCTATGAAATGTTCGTCACAAAAACAACGTTTATCGTTATTAAATTGTTATCAACAGTATGACGGAAATGAACCCGTTATCATCGTGGACAAGGATTTATTAAATTCCAATGCTATCGGCACAATCGACACCGGCGCCCCGTTTTTGGTGGATAAATTACAGGCGCACAAACAAGCAGTGTTCGCCGAAATGTTGACGTTTTTAGGAATTAACACCGTTAATTTTGAGAAAAAAGAGCGATTAATTGAATCCGAAACAACCGCAAATAATCAATTAATACGTTTATCGGTTGACGAGGAATTAAGTTGTCGTGAATTAGCTTGTCGACAAATTAATAAATATTTCGGGATGAATATTTCGGTTGAACTTAATGGAGATTTAGAATTAGAATTAAAAAATGTTAGTAACATTGTTGATAAAGTGGAAAGTGGTGATATGAATGAGTAATTATACAACAACATTACGTTTTATTTGCGAATCATCACCGGAAACACACGCGGACTGTATTGAAACATTTACGTCGTACGAATTATCAAATTATTTAACCGCGAATCAAATTGACGTCATAAATAATTCCAACACCTGGACTAAAAACAAATTAGCAAATAAAATTATTAGATATTACTATTTCAGGGAAATTGGGTTTGAAACGTGGGCGTTATTTAAACATCACGCAAAAATTGAAATGGAATTATTAATGGAGGAGTATTTACCGATGATATATTCACGATGTATCGAATATGACCCGTTAATAAACGTTGATTACACAGAAACATACACGTCAACACAACACGGAAATAACACATCAAACGGACAAGAAACATCATCATCCAACGTCGAATCTTCAGGGGAAAACAAATTTTCGGATACGCCATCGGTAAAACTAGAAAATATCAAAAACGGGGCGTATCTAACTAACGCAACAATGACGGACAATAAAAACAATGCGTCCGGCGAATCTATATCAACGGCAACCGCCGAACACGAACAAACGCACGATTACACAAAAAATATACGAGGAAATTCCGGTGTATCGGCGACAGCCCAAAAAATGGTTGAGCAATTTCGCGATAATATAATAGCCATTGACCGCGAAATAATTGAAAAATTAAACCCGTTATTTATGGGTATATATTAACAGGGGTGATTTTATGGAACATACTTTTAATAGATTAGCACCGTTAAATTTCAGATACTATTGTCAAAAGGTTTTACCGGCGGTGTACGACGAATCATTATCGTATTATGAATTGTTATGTAAATTAACCGCAAAAGTAAATGAATTAATTAACACAGATAACATCCAAAATGACGCATTAACGCAATTAACTGAATTAGTAACATCGTTACAATCATACGTCGACCATTATTTTGATAATTTAGACGTCCAAACCGAAATCAATAATAAATTAGACCAAATGGCGCAGGGAGGCCAGTTGACGCAAATCATCGCGCAATTTTTAGGCACAATAAATTTTTTCGGATTTCAGACGAAAGCGGATTTAAAAGCGGCGCAAAATTTAGCCGCGGGGGTATTTGTCAAAACAATGGGTTCGGAATCGTATCAGACCGGCGACGGAAATTATTATTATATCCGTACCAAAACACAATCAGACGACCCGGATGATAACACGTTAGTAGCGTTAACAAATTTACCGACGTTAATCGCCGAAAAAATCCCGGATTATTGGTTTAATACATTAAATACTACTGTCACAACATTATCGGATAACATTGGAACGTTATCGTCATTAACCACCGACGAAAAATCGTCCATCGTTGGCGCGATTAACTGGAATAAATCAAAATATACTGAATTAATAGGAAATTTATCACAGTTAGAAACAACAATAAAATCAAATGTAGTCGGTGCAATTAATTCACTTAAATCAAACACGGGTATTGAAATTGGGCGAAACTCAAATAAAATCGGCACACTTGACAACCTAACCACAACCGATAAAAATGATTTAGTGTCTGCAATAAATGAAGTTAACACAGAAATTCGACCAATATCCCACGGGGGAACGGGTGCAGATAACGAGTTCGACGCACGCGAAAATATCGGTGCAATCGCCATTCACACGTTATTCGATTCAAACGTGGGCACAAATGGAAACATAAATTTTACGTCAAAATTAAACGATTACGGTACACAATTAAATCAATATAAATGCTTGACATTTTTCGGGTATATGAATACCGATGAAAATCAATATGACGACGGGTGTATTTCGGCAACGGTATATAACACCAATACAGGCGGTTATTTTTCAAATCGTTTAAATATTGGTGGGTCATCGTCCACAACACCGGGGGCCAAACATTACTTCAAATTCGCCCATTCATGTTATGATGTAGGTACACAAGCCAATCCAAACTCAGCAATTTTAGTTACGTCCAATGGTAAAACCGCGGTTTTATCATACGACGACGAAAATTCGACTCAAATGGTTTGGGGCACGGCCTGGAACACATCCAACATATATATTTATCGAGTAATAGGCTATATTTAATAAGGAGGAAACAAAATGAAAATACCGGTTTATCATTTAACATTTAATTCGTCCGGAATTCAAACAATTAATTTCAATCGTGATTTACATTCCATGTTAGTGAAAAATTTAACTGATGACAAAATTTTATTTTCGTGGGGGAATCAAATCGACCCGTTAGAATATGTCATCATCCCTCCCGACATGGGCGAATTAATAGAATATTGCGAAATTACACACGGAAATATAAACGCAACCGTACAATCGTTAGGTACGGGCACGGTCGAATTTCGCGTAATTGATGATTAGAAACGGGGTGAAAATTATGCCGGATAAACGTTATCCGTTATATTACAAATTAACAAATGACGACGGCGGGGCGGACGTATCAGGCGTAACAGCAACAGCCGAGGACGTAGACACGGGCAAAGTATTTGTAAATTCCAGCGGGCAAGAAGTCACAGGCATAAGCACATACAAAGCCGATTATACGGCGTTAAATACGTTGGTGGGTCAGACAACCGCAGTAGCCGAGGACGTGGCACAAGGGAAATTATTTGTTAATGCAAGCGGTGTACAGACGACAGGCACGGCAAGTAGTGGCAGTGATGAGGATTTTATAAAAATGGTGGAACGGCCTGGTGATACTTATACACAGGCTAATATTACCATACCAAACGGAACTACTAAAATAGGCCCTTATGCATTTTATTATTATGAAATGTTAGGAAATGTTAATATGCCAAATACTATAACTAGTATAGGATTGTATGCTTTTTATAGGTGCTATAGATTACAGTTGCAGTCGTTACCAAGTAGCCTTACTACCATTAATAGCTATGCATTTCAAGAATGTACCGATTTAGCATTAACAACATTGCCAAATAGTATTACAACGATAAGCCAATATGCGTTTTACGGTTGCCAAAATTTGGCTCTTACGTCATTACCAAACAATATTACTAGGATATCCAAAGACGCATTCTATTATTGCCAAAGAATGCCGTTGGCAAGTTTGCCAAGTGGTATTACACATATCGAAGAAGAAGGTTTTGGAGCTTGTTATGCATTGTCATTAACTGAATTACCAGCAACTATAACGTCAATAGGCAAAAATGCGTTCAAAAATTGTACAGGATTAACTACTGTTACATTTTTGGGTACCCCAACATCTATAACAAGCAACGCATTTAGTGGCTGCACAAACTTAACCACAATACGTGTACCGTGGGCAAGTGGAGATGTATCAGGTGCGCCTTGGGGGGCTACAAACGCAACGATTGTATATGATTATGTGCCGACACCGTAATAAAACTAATTAAATCAAAGGTGGTGAGAATATGACTATACAAGATGTCAAAAGGTTAACAGCTGATGAGGGTAAATTGGTAACTAACGGAGAGTTGACAGGCAAATGTATTGATGTGGCTACATGGCTATTAGACCCCGATGATTTTTATGAAATTGACGACCCTGACTACACGGCAGAGGAGGAAAACGAAGATGACGAATGATAATTATGATTTTCGCGATTTTATCGGCAAAAATAGTTTGACGACGTTGGGTTCGTGTTCTACCATCGTCGGCGTCACAACTCAAATTTTTAAACAAATATTGCCAATTCACCCGCTTGCGCTCTGTTTTCTTTTTTCATCAGTAATTAGTCTATTAAAACTGCTATTGTCGGATGACTATTCCAAAAATAACGTTCTATTAGCTATTATCAACATTATTCCAATGTCATTAACCGCCGCCGGCGGTTATGACCTACTAACAAAAATATCATAATAGGGGGTGGTTTTATGCCAAGAGTTTTTTTAGGTGTTGGACACGGCGGGTCAGACCCGGGCGCGGTCGGAATCTTAACCGAAAAAACGGTAAATCTTGAAATGGCGCTTGCTTGTCGTGACGTTTTAACACGGTACGGCGTACAGGTTATGCTATCACGCGACAGCGACAAAGATGATTCGTTACAATCGCGCATTAAAAAATGTAATGAATTTAATCCGGATTTAGCTATTGACATTCACAACAACGCCGGCGGTGGTGACGGGTTCGAAGTGTTTTACCATTATCGTGGAGGAAAATCGCTGGAATTAGCTAAAAACCTGGAAAACGCCGTGAAATCTATCGGGCAAAATTCACGCGGGGTAAAAACCCGTTTGAATGACAACAAAACTGATTATTTCGGGTTTATTCGTGAAACCAACGCGCCGGCGGTAATCGTAGAAGGATTTTTCGTCGACAACCCAAAAGACGCCGAAATTGGAGACACAATCGACGAACAACGCGCGTTCGGGCGTGCATACGCCGCTGGAATTCTAAAAACCTTAGGTATATACACGGAACGTGTAGAAAATAACCCGCAAACTTCACAAAACGTGTATCGTGTACAAGTCGGCGCGTTTAACGACCGCAAAAACGCCGAAAACTTGATTCAAGAGTTAAAAAACAAAGGATTTAAAAACGCATTTATTGTTTGACATCCATTATTTACCGGTTGACATTATAATGAGTTTAAATTACAATATATAAGCGTGGTATATCGTCCACGCTCATCGGACAATATTTTCGACACAGTACGTGTATTCGACCGGCGGTAATCAACGCGAAGAGCGTCGCCCGGCGAAAAATGGGGTGATTACCCAACACGCAACACGAATCTATTGTCTTTAACTCTTTTCATCGCGGTCGGTCTTTAAGCCGACCGCTTTTTTATTTTCGAGGTGATTAATTATTTTTTATGATATTTCCCGTGTATTGACGTACAATGCATATTTCAATTTTTTAATTGGCGAACGCGGCGTGGGTAAAACATTTTCATCGAAAAAATTTGTAATAAATAAATTTCTTAAAACCGGCGAACAATTTATATATTTGAGAAGATATAAAACTGAAATTGATAAGGCTAAAAAAACATATTTCAACGACATCTCCCATTTATTTTCAGAGCACGAATTCGAAGTCAAAGGTGATAATTTTTTAATTGATAAAAAAACTTGCGGGTATGCAATACCATTATCAACAACCAATATTTTAAAATCGGTTTGTTACGATAATGTGTCAACCATAATTTTTGACGAATTCATCATTGATAAAGGGTGCTACCACTATTTACAATCCGAGGTTAAAACATTTCTTGAATTTTGCGAAACTGTATTTCGGTTACGTGATAATGTTCGCGTTTTATTTCTTGCCAACGCCATTACTCAAACGAATCCATATTTTCTTTATTTTGATTTGAAATTACCTAAAAACAAAGATATTGGACTGTTCAAAAATGGATTAATACTATTGCAGTTAATGCAAAACAATGAATATCGCGAACGAAAAAAATTATCAAAATTCGGACAGCTGGTCGCCGATTCTTTATATGGTGATTATGCTATCAATAATGACTTTTTACGTGATAACAACGATTTTATCGCGAAAAAATCCGGCGCGTGTCAATTTTCATTCGCGTTTGATTACGAAAATCAAACGTTCGGCGTTTGGTATAATTACGACGCCGGAAAGGTGTTTATAAGTTCGGATTATGAAAAAGGAACGCCGTTCAGATTTTCAACCACCGTCGAAAACCACAAACCCAACACGCTACTTTTAAAAAATGCACGGAATTATAATTGTTGGTCTAATCTCATTACTCAATTTAAACTTAGTAATGTGTATTTTGAAAATGTTAAAATAAAAAATATCGTGATGAATCTTTTAAAAATAATTTTGACGTAGAAAAAACCGGAAGTCAGACTTCCGGTTCGTTTTCGATTTTATCATATAATTTTTTCAATCGAGCATAACAGATATTAATTTCGCTTTTTGTTATCCATGATTGACTACAACAAAACTCATACGCCCATAATTCAAATTTAACTCCATACTCATCCGGAATACCATGTGCAAAATATGCCGGGAATGTATATTTATGTACCCAATCCCATAACGGATACACTTCTTGTTTATATATCAATTTTCTTATTGCCGAATCCCGT